TCTCTCACATCCACTTTGTTTATGTAATTACTCCTCACAGTCTTGAAATTCGGTATTACCCAGAAATACATCATCATAAAGTCGTGATTCCTGAATCACAACTTTTGTAAATTTGATGTTATGGTTGTAGTCGGCTTCAATCACATATTCTACATTTTCAATGGTGATCTTATCACCCAAAGAAGCGCCTATTGCGATCTTCCGTTTCTTCTTTTCGGCGGTAATACAGGCTCCCTTACCGACGGCCCAGACACCCGAATCATCCTCAAATCCAATTGTGAATGAGCGGATATACTCATGCTTATCACCAGGAAACGATTTGATATAGAATTCCATTGGAAAAATTCTGCATTCACCCCGATCAACACTCAGGTAGAGATTGTGTTTTTCGACCAGAGAAAGAATGACAACGGCAGGATGTATTTTAAGTATTGTAGACATTTTGAGTACTCTCTTTAGTTACAATACTCCATTAACGCATAAAAATGCGACTGTCAACACTTTTTGTATAAATACAAAGAAATTAGCAATGGAGTATACGTTTTGTTCGGCAATTCATTCTACCACGAAACAACTAGAAGATTAGTAGCCAGTTTTGGCACACTATTTAACGACATAAAAATAACAAGAAAGAACAATGCCGGTGAAGCTGTACAGAGTTTCAAGGTGCCTCTTTCCTATGGACCTAGACAAAAGTTTTTGGCTAGAATTGAAGGTGATCCTAATTTGAATGCGCCTGCATTGACTGTGCCTAGAATGGGTTTTGAACTTTTGAACGTGCAATATAATGGCGAAAGAAAGCTTACCAGTAGAATGAAGAGTTTTATCGCAAGCGCACAGAATGACAATTTTATAACAAATTTCACACCAGTGCCTTATGACTTTGAATTCGAATTGACCATAATAGCAAAATATACCGAAGATGGCACTCGAATTGTTGAACAGATTTTACCTCACTTCACACCCGATTTTGGTTTAAAAATTCAATTGGTTGATGACACGGAGACTATATTGGATATACCTGTTGTGTTGAATTCTGTCACCACGGAAGATTTGTATGAAGGCTCTTTTGAAGAAAGACGTGCAATTACGTGGACATTAGGATTCACTATGCAAGCTTACTATTTTGGACCTACAACTCCTACTAAAGTTATCAAATTCGTTAAAGTGAATTTGTATGATGATTTGGATATTGCAAACAGTCTACCGCAGGAAGTTTTGATGGTACAGCCTGGTTTGACTGCGAATGGAGAACCCACACAAGTTCTTTCTGAATCTATAGATTATGCCAATATACATTTTGATGATGATTGGGGATACATCACGCGAATAGAGGACTATGAAGAATGAATGAGATAGATGAAACATTAGGTTTGGGGGACATGATTGAATCGGAAGGTGTCGAATTAGTAGAGCATAAGGAAGGCACACTGAGAGACGAGATAGAGGAATACTCCGATTCGGATTTCAAAAAATCTAGACAGACTTTACACGATTTGGTGGATAAAGGAGAAGAGGCGATGGATGCTTTGCTTGATTTAGCTAAGCAATCCCAAGACTCCAAGGATTTTGAAGCATTGGCTAAACTCATGAAAGCGGTTGTAGATGCTAACCGTGATCTAGCTTCAATTTCAAATAATAAGAAGCGTGATATGGGTTTGGGTGCAGAACAAAAGGCGGTGCCTGCCACCAACAAAGTGACCAACAATTATGTAGGCACAACCAAAGATTTAGAAAAACTGCTAGAGAATGACAAGTGATGACGCCTGATATTATCATCGAAAAAGGTTACAACGGTAACAGGCGCCTTAAAGGTGCCGGTGAAGAAATTGAATTCAGTTAGGAAATTCAGGATGAGTGGTTAAAATGCGCCCGTGATCCCGTATATTTCGCCAATAAGTACATTAAAATTGTCACGATGGACCACGGTCTACAAACAATCAAACTCTATGATTTCCAAGAAGAGTTGGTTGATATGGTAATACATAACAGATTTTCTATAGCTAACACAAGCCGACAGGCTGGTAAGACGACCACTGCGGTTGTGATTATTCTTCATTACATCTTATTCAATAGCTATAAGAATGTCATGCTGCTATCGAACAAAGCGCCTTCTGCTAGAAAGATTTTGAAGAGAGTGAAAACGGCCTATCAGAACCTTCCACTCTGGATACAACAGGGTGTAGTTGAATGGAATAAAGGTTCTGTTGAACTAGAGAATGGCTCAGTTGTCTTTGCGGGTTCTGCATCCTCAAGCGGTGAACGTGGTGAATCAGCTAACTTTGTTTATATTGACGAAACTGCATTTGTTGAAGGTTGGGCTGAATTCTATGCATCCACCTTCCCAGTTATCACTTCTGGTAAAACCACAAAGCTGTTTTTCACATCCACACCAAAAGGATTGAATCACTTTCATAAATTTTGTGTTGGTGCGAAAGAAGGTAGAAATGGTTTCAAATATTTGGAAGTGCCTTGGTATAAAGTTCCAGGTCGCGACAAGGCCTGGAAAGAACAGACTCTAGGTGGTATCAACCACGATATGCAACAGTGGCGTCAAGAATTTTGTTGTGTAACCGGAGATACGATGGTTACAGTGAGAGATAAAGAAACAGGTGAAATAATGGAGATGAATATGAGTGAGTTATACGAAAATACACGTAAATATGAATACACCAACCAAGAATATAATGAAGCATTAAACGCATTGGCGGAAGGATTTATAAGTGAGGATAAAGTGGAAGCTTATGCCGAACACTTATACAAGAAGAACAATCCCAGTAATTGATTTGTATAAATAGTTGTGAGTTATTAGGACGGAGCAACAATGACAGTTTCAATTTATAAGATACGCAGAACGGACGGTCTAGAATATATAGGCATAACCAATAGAACTAGACAGAGATTTGCAGAACACAAAAGAAGCCGAAGATTCGAAATAGGCATTGATAGCATTGTTATATTAGAGACTGTTGAAACATATGAAGAGGCGGAGGATTTAGAGGAGTACTACATAGATCACTTCGACACCTTTGAATCAGGCCTTAACGTAACAACTGATGGAAAGGGTTTAAACGGAGATTGCAAATTCAACACTCTGGGATATAAATTCTCAAAAGAAAGTAGAGAGAGAATGTCTGAATCCGCTAAGAGACGCGGTAGCGATCATTTGGTGAATTATACTTTCACCGAGGATGACAAAAAACATCTGTCTAAAGTGCGCAAAGGTATCTATTGGGGTGCTAATGAGAAAATCTCAGAATGTGAATCATATCACATATATTCGCTATATCAGAGTGATGAGATAGATTTTGATGTAGAATTTCTCAGAAGATTTGTTAAACGTAGTCAAAAGTGTGATGTGGATAAAATTGATTTCAGTGAATTGAAGTCTAGTAATGGTAAACCATTAAGCAAAAAGACACTCTATTCACACTATCTTTCCGATAAATATAATGTGACGCCAAATGCCATAAGAAGAATAATAGATAAAGAAGGTAAAAGATGCCCGAAAAATGTAAATACGAGATAATGACGCCGGATGGTTGGTCCGATCTACATGGCGTCATTAAGAAAGAGTCCATAGTTTACAAAATCAAAACGGATTCGGGTAAATGGTTGAAATGTACACCTGATCATAAACTATTTGTAGAAGACCTAGGCTTCACGGACAGTCTATGGATTGAACCTGGAACTAAGATACGAACAACGGAAGGTTATGAGACGGTGGTCTATAAGAACCAACTGGAAGGCGTACATGAGGTGTATGACGCCTTAGAGGTTAGTAAGAGCAATCAATACTTCACCAATGACATATTGAGCCACAATTGCGAGTTTTTGGGTAGTTCGGATACACTTATCGATGGTGAATCTTTGAAGAATCTAACATGGCAGACGCCAGAAGTGGATAAAGATGGATTGAAGGTTTATGAAAAACCTCAAAAAGATCACGTTTATGTAAACATTGTGGATGTCTCAAGAGGTAAAGGATTAGATTACTCTGCAATGCAGATATTGGATGTAACATCCATGCCTTATAAACAGGTACTCACTTATCGAAATAATATGATTACACCGATCAACTATGCGGAATATGTCTATTATTTCACTAAACAGTATAATGACGCCCACACATTAGTTGAAGTGAATGATATTGGTGAACAGATTTCAGATATTCTACATATTGAATATGAGGTTGAGAATCTATTGTTCACGGAAAGTGCAGGCCGAGCAGGCAAAAAGATTTCAGGTGGTTATGGTAAAAATGTGGACAAAGGCATTAGAACTACTAAAAGTGTGAAGTCAGTCGGTTGTAGCATTATGAAGCTGTTAATTGAGCAGGAACAATTGGTGATTAACGACCACGAAACTATAGAAGAATTGGGTAGTTTTGTGAAAAAAGGCGTCTCTTATGAGGCTGAATCGGTTAGGAATGAAGATTTGG